GAACAAGAACACTAGGTTCTGTTCCTTCTCTTCGAGTTCCTCGAATGCCTTCTTGATATCCGCAGCATAAGCCATGAAGTCACCTGACTCCGATGGTGCTTTCATGGTACGACCCATGTTAGCCATGCTGTTCTCTACCTTCTGCCAATCATCAGATAGCACAGCAGGAATCATCATCTTGATGAACTCCTTCTTGTAGAAGAACACATCGTCTGGTGCGTATCCTTCTACTCGTGCTTTCTCCTTGATGCAGTAGTCATGCGAAGCATTCCGGAGGGAGCGAGCAATCAACTTGTCAGAGTCTTTCGACTTATGTGTAGTTGTCCACTCTTCCATCTTGCGTGGATGCTGGACAAACCATAACCAAATCTCTTGTTCTAAATCTGCTTTCTCCACCATCGGATACTTGCGATGATATTCGGATGCAATCTGTCGAACCATTCCTTCATACTCTTGGACAAAATTATCATTAGAACTCATAAACTTTACCCTCAACGACAAAGGAACGACCATTGATTGGTACGTTCACAGGTGTCACATTACCTCTACGTTGATAGAGTATAGTGAATCCCTGTTGCCAGTTAGCACCAGTCTGTCCGAGATAGTGCGCTTGCGATAGGTCCATGAGATGGCCAACTTCCACCCCATATAACTTGTGTCTAATCTGACCACCGAAGCCGGTGTGTTCATGCTGTATACCCTGTTTGTGCGTGTGACCGCAGACAACCGAAGCCCCAATTTGTTTAGCAAGGGTAAGAGCAGTCCCACCAGGTTGTTTGTTGGCACGACCCTCATCTCCATGAGCGAGAATCCATCCTGGGGTGAACTGATAAAATTTATTGTGATATGTAATTTCATTCTCACGGTACCTAAGAAGTTTGGAATACTCAAGGTCACGTAACGATGCAAGAGCAGGGGCAAATCGTGTGACGTAGTTCTGAATTCTGTCTCCATGATTACTCCTCATTGTATGGAAAGGCTTGTCGCCTAACGCTTCCTTGAAACCTGTCATTACTTTTGTTGTTTCGTCTAGACCTTTCTGTAGAGTTCCTTCAAACTCTCCAGCCAAACCCTTGTTCCAACGTGACGGTTCTGGGCTATCAGCCTCATCACCTACACAGAACAACTCATCTGGTTCGTAGTCTGCAACAAAGTTCATAACTGCACGAGTTGCACGCTTATCTTGATACGGTATTTGCATGTCTGATAGTACTACGATACGCTTCATGTTGTTTCCTTATCTGTTTACTCTGTGTCCCACACGTCATCTATGACCATGATTGCAATGGTTGCATA